AGCTGGTGACCTCGTAGATAGCATCCCTTGCCATACCTGCCGGGTCGCCCCAGAGCATGACCTGGTGGTTGGGATACCGCTGGTTGAGCTCGGCTAACAGCTGCATCCCGAACCGCTCGAGCCCCATGTCAAACGTCACGATCTCATGGTGGATCAGCCAGCGACCGTTCGGCAGGCGCTGGCCGATCGTAGCCGCGGGCGTCAGACCAAAGTCCAGCCCGACCTGGATCGGCACACCCGGCTCGACCTCAGTGTCACCCGACATGGTCGAGTCTTCGTACTCCGGCCAGACCGGTCGACCTTCCTGCACATAGGTGTACAGCCCACCGGCATAGCAGCGAATCCAGTCTAGGTTCTTACCCAGCAGCATCTGCGGGTAGTAGCCGCCCGGCAGGTTGTTGATATTCTCGGCCTGCGGGTTGACCTTCCACCACTTGCCGGCAGAGAAGACGTGGTCGTTGGCCTCGGGGTTGTCGGGCAAATGGTCAGCGTCGACCTCCATGACGCCACCAGGCTGCTTCCAGAACCGCCAGGCATACGGGCCGGTCATCTTCTCCTTCTCGGCCATGTTGTGCCACCAGTGGTCGTCGTCCATCGGGTTGGTATCCATCCAGATGCCGTGCCAGGTAGCACCACCGTCACGCTTGGTCGGATAGCGTCCGACCCGGTGGGTCAAGCCATCGATCACCGCCTTGGGCAGTTCTCGGGCTTCATTCACCCAGGCACCGGTCAGCTCGAGCGAGAGCAGTTTTCTGACGTCCTTGGGCTGGTCGAGCGCCAGAAAAATGACCTCGCAGTCGATGCCGGTCGCATCCCCGCGGGCAGGCAGTCGGATGTGGTGGGTGATCGGCGGCGTCCACAGCATCGGGCCGAACGTGGCTTCAGGGAACAGATCCAGCCAGGTCTTGATCGTCGTGGTCTTCAGCATCGGGTAGCTGTTTCGCACCACCGCAAAGCGGGTATACCGGATGTTGTCGATCGGCGAGGGCTTCTGCTTGATGGCCTTCAGGAAGATCTTGGCCGCGCAGGCGTATGACTTGCCCGAGCCCACCGGCCCCATCAGACCCTGCACAAAAGCGTTGCTCTGGATGAAGTCGTAGATCACTGGGCTCTGACTGAAGTCCAGGTTCAGGCCCGCGCCCGAGACTGCTTTGTCCGATTGTTCTTTCGTTCTTGACACGTTTCCTCCAAAGACTCATTGCTCGCCAGATGGCGGTGCCACCACGTTCACATCGATCACAGACGGTTTGTCATTCTCGTCAGGGTTATCCAATAGCCCAGACGCTTTGGCCAGCAACCGCAGCACGCCGACCTTGTCGTACAGCTCGATGTCCAAAAAGCTGTTGCCTTCCTTGTCCGTCCTGACCGAGACCTTCTTGATGGCCTGCAAAGCGTGTTCAGGGATCTGGTGCGCCGCCTTGACCTTCACGTTGCCGTCCTCATCCCAGGACATGATGTCCGTGATCTTGGTATTGGCCATGCACAGCAAGGCATAGGACACAGCCTCACGGTTCTGGATCAAGGTGTTTGAGCGCTCCAACCGACGCTGAATCGAGCGAGTACCACCCCAGTTGGTCAAGGGCGGTACCACGTTGGATTGTTTCTTCGCAGCCATCAGAAGGGAATGTCTTCGTCATTCGACGGCTGCGGCTGGTAGCCATTCGCCTTCGCCTGGTTGTGCGCAGACGGCTCACCACCAGCCACCTGAGAACCGATCTTGATCGCCAACCAGGTCTCACCCGCCTTGGTCTTCTTCGGGCTCGCGTCCAGCCAATGCACAGACCCATCCGGCAGCATGATCCGACCACGGTACGCCGGGTGCCAGTCCTCCGTCTTCTTGTCGTTCTTGAAAGCAGAACCTTGTCCAGGTCTCATCTCATACGCCATACAACCTCCATGAAAAAGTAGGGAAAATTTTTGGGGGAGCCCCGCAACGCCACCGTGTGGGGGAGGGGGGAAAGGGTGCCTTTCTGACAACGAACATGCCAAGCTGGCAACCAGATGCGTTTGCAGAACCGCAGGCCTCGAGCTCCGGTCGGATGCAGACACGTCAGCGCACCCCCTGCCTGCCGTACACGTCCAACACGCAGACGAACGTATGGTTTTTGTACAGACCACACAGAACGCGCTACAAGCCGTTTTCCTGCCTGACCCATGTCTGCCTATTGCCTGACCTATGATCGCGCCTTGTGGGCGCCTTCTCGTTCGTTTAAACGCCATGCCGTGCTGTCAGCTCATCCGCTTGCAGCATGATCAGGTCGTTTGCCAGCACCGCGCCATCGGTCGGCAGCGCCAGGCCTTCGGATGCGTAGCGTTCTGACAACCTATCGATCAGCGTTTCAATTTCAGCAACCGTTACATGCTCAGCAACAACCTCAACAACTTCTTGGTTGCTTAGAACATTAAAACCTTTATTTATAAATAACCTTAATACCTTATCTATACCTATGTTCTTTGTGTTTAGCGCAACCTCTGGATGTAGCCGATGAGGTTGCCTATGTACCGAGTTATCCACAGCTTCAGGTTGCCTATGTGACGGCTCTTCATTGGCAACCTCTGAAGGTAGCGTATGAGACGCCTTCGATTGCTTCTTCTTGGCGATCTGTTCTTTCATCTTTGCAACGGTGACGGTGTCTCCTGACTTCGGCATCTGGTACTCCTTTGCTGGTTGTGTAACGGGTTTGACAGCACCCTTGATCATGTCGTGGATGCGCTTGAGTCCTTCTGGATCTGGTGTCAGTTCTTGCATCTGTTTCTCCTTCATTAGCGGTGTCCTGGTGTCTTCAATGCGGCTGGTGATGGCGACAGCTGTCTCGGCGTCGATGCTCTTGTCGAAGATCAGCCGGATGCTGTTGGCTCGTTCGCCCCTCCAGCCCTTGCTGACCACCTCGAGGTAGCCGGCCTTGACCAGCTTGCCGACTTGCCTGGTGATGGCCTGCCTGCTGACGCCCAGGTCTTGCGCCAGGCGTGCTTGCCCGACCCAGGTGATCCCAGCTCGGTTGCAGTAGCTGGCAACCAGGAGCAGGGTGCGCATCATGCCTTCGGTCAGGCTGCGGTCGGTGGCTGCTCGGATCGGGATAACGGCCAGCTTCCTCTGATCCGGTGCTGGCTCCTTCTCCTTGATCCGCGGCTTCTTGGGCAGTGTGAACTGCACGATGTTGTCAGGCACGGCGCTCAATTCCAATCTGCCTCATCATCGCCGGCAATCAGCGCCACCCAAATGACCATCCCAGCCAGTCCGACCAGGCCGCCGATGGTGATCAGCAGCACACCAAACAATGCGATCGCCATCACGGCCACCGCAGGTGTGAGGTCAGCTTCCTGACATGCTGGTCAGGCGTCAGTCGCCCCGAATGATTCCTGTACGGGCTCTCAGAGCGCTTCTCAATGCAAGGCTTGCAGATCCACCTGGCAGTGGTCTTCCCGCGCTTGTAGACCCCGCCTTCCAGCTCTCGGGTGCATTGGCAGCTGGTGCAGAACTTGGTCGTCATAGCAGCCCCTTGATGCGCTTGATCTCCCAGGCGGTCGCGTCATGGATCTGCAGAATGCGCTCGGCACTGACCGGCATACCGGAGCGCATCTTCGACAGCGAGCTCGGCGGCACGCCCAGGTACCGCGCCAGGGCCACGTCGTTCTTGAGATTGAACTTGCGCTTCAATGTGTCCAACAGCTTGTGTGTTTTCATTTTTTGTATCTCCTGACCATCTCGTTTCGCAGCTTTGTTCTTGCCTCGGTGCCGCGCTGCTGTTCGACACCGTTTAGGTAATCCAGCTTGGTGATGCGGGGCTTCCTGGCCTTGTCCGGCAACTTCAGAGCCCAGCGCACCTCGCACTCAAACCGCCAGGCCTCGCTGTAGGTGCAGAGCTCCACGCCGTCGACCATCACAGTCTTTGCCGGCGGGTGAGGGCGCTCGCAATGCGGACACGTCACTTGATCCTGCGAACCTTGGCCGCAGCTGCAGCCTTCTGCTCGCGCAGCATTCGACGAAACTTCTTAGCTAGATCTGTTTTCTCTGCAGACGTGTACTTCCACTCTGGATTCCAGACCGAGGGCGTGTCGTCAGTGACGACCTTCTTTGCCTTGCGCTTCTTCTCAGGCATGACCGGCATCAGTAATCTGTTTTGATTCATTAACTTTTCCTTTCAAACTTTCCAAAGACTCATACCCTTCCCAAAGTTGTCAGGCCGCGGCACGTTGCGCATCTGCACCTGCCCCTTCGCCATCATCTTTCGCAGGACGCTGTAGAGCCCTTCCTTGTTGATCTCGATGTCGGCTTCGCAGACATGCTCAAAGAGCTCCTGGGTCGAGAGCTCGCCAACGTCGGTCAAGGTTTCGATCACCAGCTTGCGCAGGTCAGTGCGCACCGGCTTTGCAGCCTTGCCGTTCAGACCCATGTTGATGACCAGCCTGCCGCCGGTCTTCTTGAGCACCGTGCGCTCACCCTGCAGCTGCTTGACCACCCAGTGCCAGCTCATTTCAGCTGGTCGCGCATCATCGGAATGAAATCCTTCAACTGCAGGCACACCCGCCACGGCTGCCCATTGCGCCTGTACGCCAGCACCGGGATCTCTCCAGCCTGGGCGCAGGCCTCCACTTGCTCGCTCCATTTGTCCACCTGTAGTCGTTCTTGTCGTTTCACTTCGATGCGGAACTGCTGCACGGTCAGGTCGTCAGCACCGTCGCGGGCCTGGCCCAGGTTCCGCTTGACCACAAACCCGAGCTCGTCAGAGAGCAGGGCGGCGAGCTCACGCTCACCAGCTGCGCCCTTGTTGCGCTTGCCCCTGCCGTTCATGCGCTGCCCAGGAGCCGCTTCAGCCGGCTCTCAGCGGTCTCGTAGCGCTTGCCGTAGGCCTCGACGATCAGCTCCTCAAGGATCGACGTGCGGCTGCGGCGCTGCTCGTCTGCAGCCAGGTCAAGCAGCTGCCTGACCTCTGGCCGCATACGCATCAGGAACATCCGGTAATGCTGGGTTGAGCTCATCTGTAAAGTCTCCAAACGGTACGATTGCGCGAAGATATATCGATTCTGACGACTTCGCAACGCTTGTCAGAATTGATACACAACGAAAAAGATACGTTTGGGTACTTGACAGGTATTTCTGCGCGATATATTTTTCGCCTTACTGCATCGCGCAGCACCCTACCGCTTAACAGGAGGATCAAATGGCACCGCATCAAGGCAAGTTCGTTGCGTACTACCGCGTATCGACCGACCGTCAAGGTCAGTCAGGCCTTGGCATCGAAGCACAGCAGGAAGCAGTGCGTA